CAAATTCTCCAATTAATGCTGGTATGAAAGCCAATTTTCAATTACAACCTAACCTAGTGAGACGTTAATGGCAGCAGCATATACTTGGCCAACCACCTTGCCTCAGGTACCCCAGCGTGGGTTTTCTGAGACTGGTGGTATGAATATTATAAGAACTCAAACTGATACAGGCCCAGCAAAAATGCGTAGAAGAGCCGCTTCGGCGGCTACTTTAAGCTGCTCATTTTTAATGACAACTGCACAAGTAGCTACATTTGAATCATTTGTAAGTAGTTCATTAGGGGGTGTACTTAGATTTTACTTTACACACCCTCGTAAACTTACTCAGATTGAAGTACGTATAGTACCTCAAGGTAACAGTGGTGATTTATATACACTAGATTATAATGCTCCAGGATACTGGATGGTTAAATTAACTTTGGAAATATTACCATGAGTAGGTTGACTACTATGAGTCAGTCGGCTATTGCCGCCTTATTTAAACCTGATAGTTCGCAGACATTAATTACACTGCTAACAATTTATGACCCTAATAATGAAACAACAGTTTTAACAAGACTAGCGGATAATTATACACAACGACTAAACGATTTAAGCACTGAACCCGATATTATTTATGGGGTGCGACGTACAGAAAATAGTGTACAAACAGATTATGTTTTCTTACCAATGCAAATTACTTTGCCTTCAGAAGAACAAAACACTGCGCCAAGATGCTCAATTGTTCTTACTGATGTAACAAGGTACATTATACCAATTATAAGAAACTTAAAAGGTCCACCAAAAGTAAAATTAGAGCTAGTACTTAATACAAGCGTAAGTACCCCAGAAGTAATTTTTGATAAACTATATATTAGCTCTTTTAGTTATGATGCAAATCAAGTAACAGCAGAATTATCTATGATTGATTATGCAGTTGAACCTTTTCCGGCGTATAATTTTACTCCAAAACAATTTCCAGGATTATTTTAATGTGGCACAATAAATACGTTGGCATACCATACAAAGATAATGGACGAGACCTCGATGGCGTAGACTGCTGGGGTTTAGCTCGTTATGTGTATAATAAAGAGTTTAATATAAGCTTACCTAGTTTTTCTTTTAACTATGATAGCGGAGATCGTGAACGCATTCAAGAGCTAATTGCCCAGTATCGTGAAGGTTGGGAAGAAATTACTCAGGAATATAAAACTGGTGATTTAGTACTATTTCGTATGATGGGATATGAAAGCCATGTTGGTATCGTAACAGAGTACCCATACTTTTTACATGCACGCGAAAAAGCAGATAGTTCTGTTGAACGCTTAGATAACACCCAGTGGAAAAATCGCGTAATTGGAATATTTCGCTACTCTAGCGCAGCTAAAAATAACTTAGTAGCAATACCGCACCCATTAAAAACAGAACGTATTACTGATTATATACCAGAAGGTGCTACGCTGCATCAAGTACATGAAGTATTATGCAAACAACATAATATTAGTGATTCAACTAATATTAAAAAAGCCATAATAATTGTTAATGGTAAGCCTATACCAGAAACTGAATGGGATTACATAGTAAAAGAAAATGATTCAATTGAATATCGCGCAGTAGCTGGACAAGAAGTATTGCGCGTTGTTGCAGTTGTTGCGCTTGTATACTTTACTATGGGTGCGGGTGGTCAGTTTGCGTTTAGTTTAGCAGGATTTACGGGTGCAACTGGCGGTACTTTAGCAATAATGCAAATGGGCGTTATGGCTGCAGGTATGGCATTAATAAATGCTATTATGCCAATCCGTCCTCCAGAACAAGGTTCAATGAGTGACCCAGGTCAAAGTAAGTCTCAAAACTTAATCAATGGTAGTTCTAATAATGCAACACCTTATGGCTCTGTACCTGTAGTATTAGGTCGTGTGCGTATGACGCCTCCACTTGGTGCCGCTAACTATGTAGAACCTATGGCAACAGAAGCATACGTTCGTATGTTGCTAACATGGGGTTACGGTCCAGTTAGTATCGAAGACTTGCGTATAGGTACTAATACTTTAGACGACTATGAACTAGACTATAAAACTTATTATGGTTACGGTACCGAGTCAGCAGCTGAATTAGCTGATTTTAATGCAATTTATGGTAATGATGTTCAGCAAGTAGTTAAAAATATTAAGTTAGTTGGCAGCGAGGGGTCTTCTCCTTGGCAGGAAGTTACTTTTACGCAACCTTCTACTCAACTAGGTTACTCTATTCATTTTCCGCAAGGTTTGCGCAAAATAAATAATTCTAACGGAAATAGTGAAGCAGCTCCTTTTATTGCAGAAATTCAGTATGATTTAGTCGGCAATAACAATTGGACTAGTAATTTATATAGCTTCCCTACTAAATCATTTACACTAGCTAATAGTACAGTTACTAACTATACTAGAACGGGCGGAGGTGGCCGTAATGGTGAAGCTATTGTAACCGTTAGCAGTGTAGTTAAATACTACCAATGGCATACTATTTACATGAAACAAGGTAGCGGCGTATTTTCCATATCAGGTACTCCCAGCGAAGCTCAAGCAGTAGAACCAAGTGATTCATTACGTAAACAAATTGCTGGAAATTTAAATGGTTATTGGAGCACTACAAGTTTAGCTTTAGATACCAGTAAATTGCAAAAAATGACACGTATACCTGCATTAGACCCAGGAGATATAGCATTATTTGATGTGTGTGTATACGACGGTGCAATTATATCTACATTAAAGCGAACAGATATTGGTACGCATGATACTACTATTTCTGTTTCAGGTTTAACGGTTACTACTAGTGCTGGCACAGTAAGTGTAGCAACAGGTATTTTAGTAGCAGGTGAAAGTAACTATATTAAATTAGGTGCTAATGCTGCTCAAGGTTATCTTGCACAAAAAGACGCTTTTACCTATATTCCTGAAAGTCCTATAAATGTTCCGCCTGATGTTTATAAGATGAGAATACGACGTATAAACTCTGGAGCCACAGATTTAGCTGGTTATCAAGTATTGCATGATGCTTACTTTTATACAGCTACCGCATATAGTAATAATGTGCCAGTTACAGACCCTCCAGTAGGTAAGTTTGCTAGAACCGCTTTAAGAATTAAAGCAACTGATCAGATATCTGGTAGTGTGGAAGCAATTAATGCATTAGTAACTAGTATATGCCCAGATTGGGATAGTGTTACAAGTACGTGGATTACAAGAACAACTAATAATCCAGCAAGTTTAATGCGCTATATACTACAACATCCTGCTAATGCGCGCCGCATTCTTGATTCAGAAGTATCTACAAAAATAGACTTGGCTCAACTACAGTATTGGCACGCTTATTGTATAAGTAAAGGGTTTACGTATAACAATGTATTAAGTAATCCACGTAGTATACTTGATGTGTTACGGGATGTGTGCGCAGCTGGTAGAGCTAGTCCAGCATTAGTAGACGGTAAATGGACTGTTGTTATTGACGAAGCAAAAACAACAGTTGTACAACACTTTAGTACTCATAATAGTTGGGGGTTTCAAGGAACTAAACCACTAGTAAAAATACCTGATGCATTTAAAGTAGTTTTTATTAACGAAGCTTCTAATTACGTACAAGACGAAATGTATGTGTACAATAAGGGACAAAACTCAACAACTGCTCAATTATTTGAAGAACTACAGTTACCGGGTGTAACTAACGGTCAAGCAGCATTTAAACATGCTAGATGGCATTTAGCACAATTATTACTTCGTCCAGAAACTTATACTTTGAATGCAGATCTAGAGTACTTAGTATGTAATCGTGGAGATTTAGTACGTGTGCAGCATGATGTACCACAGTGGGGTATTGGAACAGCACGAATTAAAACTTATGTTAACTCAACAACATTAGTATTAGATAACGATATTCCATTAACAGCAGGTAGTACCTATACTATCCGCATACGTACTGCAACAGGCGCATCGGTTACTAGAACTTTAGGTACAATTGCAACTTCTGGATTTACAAATCAAGTAACTGTTACTGCTGCATTAACCGTAACACAAGGTGCCGCAGATAATTTAGTTATGATTGGCTTATCAAATACAGAATCACAAGAGTGTTTAGTACTAAGTGTAGAGCCTAGTACAAATGGCACTGCTAGATTAACTCTGGTTGACTATACTGCCGCTATGTATAACATTGATAGTAGTCCTGATTATCCAATACCTAGCTTTGTAAGCAATATAACTAAATATAGAGATACATTTATTACCGTAGTACAACAATCTCCGACTATTACAGCAGTAGTTAGTGACAGTACAGCTGTAGGCGTAGTGTCACTAAGTGTTGATACTAATCGTATTAAAGTAAGTTTTACAGAAACGCCAGGGCAACCTGCACTTGATACAAAAATTGTAGAAGTTGAATTACAGTGGAAACTGTCAGCAGATACTAATACAAGTTGGCCAAACACTACTACTACGCCAGTTGGAAATGACAGTATTTACGCTACTGGAGTTACTCCAGGTGAAAGCTATGATGTAAGAGTTCGATATAATACTTGGGACGGTGCAATGGGTCCTTGGACTTATGCTTATGGACATACAGTTAGTGGTAAAACAGTAAACTATAATACAGCTAATAGTGTAAGTGTAAAAAGATCTAAACGTTTTTTAGTTATTACGCCTCTAGTAACTACATGGCCAAAAGATTTTGATCACTTTGAAATACGCGTATATAAAGATAAAACAAATGGAACTAATGATTTCTGGTCAACTGTTGATACAACAAATATTAAAACCTATACTTCTAACGGTACGATTAGCGTAGACTTAAAAGACTTTGCAGTACCTAGACTACGTGAGCTTATAAGTACAACGGGTACTATTGGTAATGTCCAACTAACTGGCATAGGTCCAACTACATATTCTGCTACTATTACAGGAATGACTAGTACTACTGGTTTAGAAGTAGGAAATTCTATTTCTGCTACTAATGGAACTGGTTCCATATCTGATGGAATACCTACATCAATAACAGTAGCAAGTCTAGTAAATGGTACTAGTATAAATTACAACACCATAGGACCTCTAGCACCCGTAGCTGGTACAGTCACAGATATTACTACACCTAATGTTACTTATAGAATTGCTTGTCGTTTAGTTGATACTAATGGCAATTACAGCACTTCAAGTGTATTAACTTCAATAACTTTATCCGACTTAGCACCTTAACATAATATGCCGCAATTGCGGCATATTATCCTTATTAGGAAATATAAATGAGCGCTACCATAGCAGCAGGACCAGCTTCCCTGTATTTAAATATAGCTACGCCACTGGAAGCAGATGGCACAACTCCGCGGGATGATATAGCAGGGGTAAAAGTCTGGTATAGTACTAGTGCTGCAACATTTATACCACCAGCTCAAGGCACTCTTGCTTATGACGGTACTGGTTTAAGCATTACGCTTTCATCACTTAATCCAAGCACTACCTATTATATTAGGTATGCACTAATAAGTGAGATTGATCCAGATAATTACTTACTCTCACCAATCTATAGCGCTACCCCACAAAGTGAACCACAAGTAGTTGATATTACTGGATATACTGGTTTCACAAAAGCAATTAGTGGCACCATTACACCAACAACTGCAACACTAACTGCAACCCAGTTAAATATTACTAGTCCTGTATACGCTTGGACCATAACCGGAGGCACTCCTGCTACCGCGTCAACCGCTGCAGTAACCATTACACCAAGTGCTGGTGCAACAACAGTTGTTGCACGTGTGTCAGTAACAGGTACAAACACACTTGCAGCTTTAGTTAAATCAGTGTCTATGCCTGTAGTATCTAATGGCAGTAATGGTACTAATGCAATAACTGTTGTATTAAGCAATGAAGTACAAGTATTTCCAGCAAGTATAACTGGTGCTGTATCTAGTTATACAGGTAGCGGTACTCAAATTAGAGTTTATGAAGGTGCTACTGAACTAACTTATGATGGTATTGGTACCGCTAATGGTACTTGGAGAATCTCATCAACTGCAGCCACTAATATTACAGTAGGTACAACAACTGATAGCGGTACTTTTGCTACTATAGGTGCACATTCCGGTGTAGCAGATGCTACTGATACGTCTAGTATAGTCTACAATATAAGTGGTAAGAATTCAGTAGGTACTAGCTTTTCTATTAGTAAAAATCAAAAGTTTACTAAAGCAAAAAAGGGTGACTCTGGTACTAATGGTCAAAGTCCTCGTATTTGTTATATTGTAACAACTAGCGGTACAGCACCCACCACACCAACTCCAGCAATTGGAGACGCAGCACCAACCAGCTGGAGTTTTACTCCTACAAGTAACCTTACTAGTGGGCAGTATATGTACCAAAGTGACGGTATATTAACCGGTACAATTGGTGATGTAGCCCAAGCTGTGGTTGTGGGCTCAATTAGTAATACTGCACTAACAATTAATAGTGTTACATCAGGTACCGTTGTACCAGGATTATTTTTAACTGGTGGAACTATTCCTGCCAATACATATATTGTAAGCGGTGGAGGATCAATCTGGACCCTAAATCAAAGTGTCCCAACACAAGGTCCTATTACAATTAACATGAGAACTGCTACAGCAATTACTTGGAGTAATCCTTATTTAAGTAATTTAAAAGTTGGTTCACTAAGTGCTATTAGTGCTGATTTAGGGACTATTACTGCCGGTGATTTACAAATTGGATCTAGCCCCGCTGTTAGTGGGACTACTATGACAGGCAACGGTAGTCATTTATATTCTGATGGTAAATTTGCTATGGGCACTTCATCTAAAAACTTTGTCTTTAATGGAACAGATGTATTCTTAAATGGATTTTTAAGGGGGGCTTCGGCTACAACCAGTACCGGCACCCCCATAAATAACTTAACAACTTTAACAACTTTTACAACAACAAAAATAAATACATTGCTAGTTTCTATAACTGGAACTGCAATTCAGCTTATTGCAAATCCAAATATAACAGTGAATCAAGTAGACAACAGTGTGGTTGCTTATATATACAACAATTCTGGTACCCAAGTTGCAGCACAACAGGTAAATATTATTACCCCACCAGTTCTTACTTCGGGTGCCGGATACGTTGCTTACTCCCCCCTATCATTTTCTTTGCTGCTATTAAATTTACCTGCAGGCACGTATACCGTGAGAATACAAGCAATTTTATTATTTAGGGATTTTAATGGTAATATTGCTACAACATGGACTCAACGAGATAATAATGCTACACTAACAACTAATATTTACGAAGCTAAAATATGAAAAACTATATTGTATATATTACTACAACAGGCCAGATTGTTAGATTTGGTAGCTGTTCTGAAAACGATTATAATCTTCAAGCGCAAGATGGTGAATCTACTCTGGAAGGGGTTGTTAACTCTGACAGCTACATTGAGAACGGTATTGTAACCCCAATACCTCCAAAACCATTTCCTTTTTATTTGTTTAACTACGATACAAAGCAATGGTACGATCCTCGCACAAACGAAACTCAAAGGTTATTAGTTAGATCGCAACGTAAAGAATTATTATTAGAAAGTGACTGGACTCAATTGCCTGACGTGCCGCTAGCTACAAAAGAAGCTTGGGCAACATATCGTCAAGCATTGCGTGACATAACTACACAAACAGATCCTTTTAATATAACTTGGCCAGTTAAACCACTATAAAAATAAATATCCTGCCTCTGGAAATAGGGGCGGGATATTTTTTTGTCTTGACACTAGGCTCCTAAGGTGATATAATAGAACAAAATTATATAGGCGTCTAAAATTTATGTCTAAAATTACTTTATAAAGGAGACGTCCCATGGAGTCAACAATACCAGGTACCGTATCTGAGTGGATATCTACAGGATTTTTAGCATTAGTAGGTGTAGCAGTAGGTCTACAACTACTACTTAAAACTTGGAGTAGCAACAATAAAGAAGCATCATTAGTAACAATGATGCATGGCGAGCTAGAGCGTATGAGCTCACAAAACTCACTGCTGTCACTAGAAGTAGGTAAGCTACAAGTTGAGTTAGTTAAATTAAGTAAACAACTTACTGAACTAACACTAGAGAATCAAAAGCTGCAAACTGAAATCAATAATTTAAATAATGAAATTATTAGATTGCACGGCGTTATAACTCAAAAGGAAACAGTATAATGACTGCACCAGCAAAAATTAATTACAAGTTTTATCAAGGTTCTACTGTTACAGAGATCTTACGCTGGGAGTCCACAACAAAGGTATACAAACCTATTACTGGAATCACTAACTCAGCCCCTGTAGTTATTAACTCATTAGCACACGAAATTCCAAATGATTGGAGAGTTAAAATAACTAGTGTCTTAGGTATGACAGATATTAATAATGTTAGTAACTATTATAGAGTAAGTAATGTTACTGCTAATACCTTAACTATTCTTGATATTAATAGCTTGGGTTTTAAAACTTATACGGGTGGTGGTGTATTAGAATACAATAAGCCTATAGATTTAAATGGTTATACTGCTGTTATGCGTATTAAAACCAAAATAACCGATACTAATATTTTATACGAAGCTAGTACCAGTAATGGTGGAATTGTAATTGATAATATTAATAAGTCAATATCTATTAAGTTATCGGCTACTACAACTTCTAGTTTTACTTTTACAAGTGCAGTGTATACTTTAATATTAACTTCTAATAATGGCAATGTTATACCACTTAGTTCTGGTACTATAACAATGATAAAGGTATAATATGAGCACAGAAGTTATAGTTATAGATAATACGGCAATAATTACTACTGAAATAGACTATTATGAGCCGATTAATTATGGTGCACAAGGACCCGAAGGAGCTGTAGGACCTGTGGGTCCTGTGGGCCCTATTGGACCCACAGGACCCACAGGTCCTACTGGACAAACAGGACCTCAAGGACCTCAGGGTATTACTGGACCACAAGGTCCCATAGCAACAATAGATGGTATTATAAGTATTTCGTCTTTGTCCGATGTAAGCACTACTGGACTAGTAGACGGGGCCTTACTAGTGTATAATGCAGAACAAAGTAAATGGTCTCCTACTATACTATTAAACAAACAAACACTTGAGTGTGGACAATATTAAGGATAAAATATGGCGTCTAATATAAAGATAAAAAGATCGGAAGTTGCAGGCAACCCTACCACACTAGGTGCAGGTGAGTTAGCTTACTCGGCCTTACCGGATACAGGCTCTAATGGTGGAGATCGCTTATACATTGGTATGGGTACTGAAACTGACGGCAATGCGGTTAATCATTTTGTAATTGGTGGTAAATATTTTACTGATGCAATTAATGCAGCTACTGATTTAAGTACAGGTTCTACCATTGTAAAAAGAAATGCTGGCGGCAATTTTTCTGCTGGTACTATTACCGCTACCTTAATAGGTACTGCTTCTAGTGCTAATAAATGGCAAACAGCTAGAAGCCTAAGTTTAACTGGAGATGCTACTGCATCTATAGCTTCCCTTGATGGATCCGCAGATACTACAGCAACAATCACTTTAGCCACTGTAAATTCAAATACTGGTTCTTTTGGTTCTTCAACACAAGTACCAGTTGTAACAGTTAATGCTAAGGGTTTAGTTACTGGAGTTACACTAGTTGACGTTGCACAAGCTGGAGCAGGTACTGCAAATTTAACTATTACTGGTAATACTGGTACAGATACCGTAAGTACTGGTATTGATACTTTAAACTTTGCTGGTGGTACTGGAGTTACAACTGCAGTAACAAATAATCAAGTAAGTTTTGCAATTGGACAAAACGTTGCTACTGATGCCAATGTTAACTTTAATAACTTGACGCTAGCTGGTAACCTAGTTGTTAATGGTACTACTACTAGTGTTAACTCAACTACTGTTGAAGTATCAGACTTAAATATTACTGTAGCTAAGGGTTCTGCAACTGCTGCAGTTGCTAACGGTGCGGGTCTTACTGTTGATGGTGCCGGAGCTACGCTTATTTACACCAGCGCAAATGATCGATGGAACTTTAATAAGGATTTAAGTGTAGCTACGGTATATGGTGCATTAAGTGGTAATGCCTCAACCGCTACTAAGTGGGCTACTGCCAGAAACTTAAGTTTAAGTGGCGATGCTACTGCTACACTTGAAAGTGTAGACGGTTCAGCAGCAGTATCAAGCACAATTACTTTAGCTACAGTTAATACTAATACAGGTAGTTTTGGTAGCGGAACAAGTGTTCCAAGCTTTACAGTAAATGCCAAGGGTCTTATTACTGCAGCCAGTGCAACAGCCATTTCTATAGCTACTAGTACTGTTTTAGGTTTAGCGTCATTTGCTTCAGCCGACTTTACAGTAACTGCTGGTGCAGTAAGTATTAAAGCAATAGACGGCGGAATATACGGATAAAAATAAATCCCTGCTCTATAGCAGGGATAACCCTTATTAGGAGCCACAATGGCAAGTCAAATTATTCTAAAGAAATCTTCTATTGCCGCTCGTGTGCCGGCAGTGGAGGATTTGGTTTATGGAGAATTAGCATTAAATTATGCTGATGGGCTCCTTTATTTCAAGAAATCAGATGGTAGTACAATTGCTAATGTTGGGAGCGTAACACCCACATTAACACTCACAAGTGGTACAGCTAACGGTTTAGCATACCTCAATGAATCCAAGGTGCTTACTACAGGGACGGCACTGACGTTCGATGGCACTAATTTTGGAGTAGGTGTTGCATCACCTGCCGCCAAACTAGACCTTTCTGCTAATAACCCTATTATGGGATATTTCCGTAGTTCTGGTGGGTTAGCAAACGACAAGCGATTTACTATTAGTTCTGGTGGTGACAGAGTAGTTTTAGATTCTGCTTTTAATAGCACGGGTGCTTCTGCGGCACTTGGTTTTACGCTTGGCGGAACCGAATCCATGCGCCTCACCTCCACAGGCTTGGGTATTGGAACAACTACACCTAGTCGTCAATTAATGATCTCTAGTGCTACAACAGCTACGTTTGCACTACAAAGCACAACTAATAATGTAGGTACTGGTGAAGATTATTATGGTGGTGTTATTGACTTTTTGACCACTGATAAATATTCAGCACTTACATCACCAGTAGCCCTATCTAAAATCGTAGGTATTGTTACTCAAGAAGGTTCTGCTGTACCAGGTGGTAATCTTGCTTTCTTTACCAACCGTAGCGGTGCAAATCAAACGCAAGAGCCTGTAGAACGAGTACGTATTACTACTATAGGCAATGTTGGTATTGGTACTACTACTCCAACGCAAAAATTAGAAGTAGCCGGAACAATTTATTCAACTAGCGGTGGTTTTAAGTTTCCTGATGGTACAACCCAAACTACAGCTGCTGCAGGTTCAAGTATTATTACTTTTGCTACTACTGGTGGTGCTGCAGCCGGTTCAACGTATAACGGTTCGGCAACACTAACTGTAGACTATGCTACAGTAGGAGCAGCACCTGCTGGCCACACCCACAGTTATCAAGCAGCCGACGGTGACTTACTAGCCATTGGTGGATTAACTGGAACAAGTGGATACCTAAAGAAAACTGCAGCAGATACTTGGACCTTAGATACTAGTGTATTTTTAACTTCAACAATTTCAGAAGCGCTTACACTTTCTAGCGGCACAGCCAACGGCGTTGCATACCTCAACGGCAGCAAGGTGCTGACCACGGGGTCTGCGCTGACGTTTGATGGGACTACGCTTGTTGCATCTAGTGGTGGCTCAACTCCGGCAATACGCATACTTGGTGCTGGGGCTTCTCAAGGCGAACTTTCATTTAATTCTTCTGACACTTACAAAATTCAAGGCGGGCCTGATTACCTTGCAATAAACTTTTTTACAAACGGTGTAAATCGCTATTCGATTGATAGTTTAGGTGTTGCAGTATGGTCTGTATCTGGCACAGAACAAATGCGCCTAACCAGCACAGGGCTGGGTATTGGGACGACTACGCCAACCGAAAAACTTGAAGTAACCGGTACCATCTACTCAACTAGTGGTGGATTTAAATTCCCTGATGGTACCGTACAAACTACAGCAAGTACGGGTAGTGGTGGTGGCGGAAGTACCGGTACTACATATAACAGAACTACTATTACTGCAACAGCTGGTCAAACAATATTTAATGTTGTTTATACTGTTTCTTACTTACAAGTATTTTTAAATGGTGTATTATTATCTGCATCTGATTATACTGCTACAAACGGTACTTCTATAACATTATCAACAGCAGCAGCACTAAATGATAGTGTAGAGATTATATCGCTAAACGTAGCTGCTGGTGGTGATAGTGGTGGCATAACAATAGGAAAATCAATTGCTATGGCAATGATTTTTGGAGGATAATAATAAAATGGCAAATCCAAACATACTAAATGTAACTTCAATTTACGGTAATACGTCCTATTTAATTCCTGCTGTAACAACAGCAGTAGTTTGGACTGCACTAACACCCGCAGCCGGTACTGTAAATAAGATCGATAATATTGTTGCAGCTAATGTTACTGCTTCAGCAGTAAATATTACGGTTGCAGTTAATAGTGCGGCTGCTGGAGCAGGAACTAACTACCGTTTAGTTTATCAATTACCAGTACCTGCTAACTCAGCATTAGTTGTACTAGATAAAAGTACTGCTATTTACTTAGGTGAAGCACAGTCAATTGTAGTAACCGTAGGTACTGCAAGCGGTATTGAATTAACTTCTTCATATGAGGCTATTACCTAATGTCAACAAGATATAAAGGTTCTATACTTTCAGCAATAGCAGCAGTTACATCTGCCGGTGCTGCCCCTGGAATATGGAAAACTAATGAACAAATGCAAGGTGCTAGTTCTGGTACATGGCCTGGCTATACCACTATAGCCGACTACTTAGTAGTTGCAGGTGGTGGGGCTGGTGGCTTTGGTTTCTCTGGCGGTGGTGGTGCCGGAGGTGTAATTTCTGGATCTATGGCTGTAGTACCAGGAGCATCATATACTGTAACTGTAGGTGCAGGCAGCTCCGCAACAACAAGTACTTTATCTACTGGAACCGGACAACCTTCCGCGTTATCATTAGCAGCAGATAGTTCATATTCAGCAGCTTTTAATGCTGCATCTTTCCTCCGAAAAAGCGGGTCTGGCGTAATTACTGCAGCTAATAATGATGTTACAATAGAGTGCTGGCTTTATTCTAATACTGCTTTTATAACTGGTTTATTTGATAGCGCTCCTGGCCAAGTAGGTGCTTTACGTAATCTTAATAACAATCAATTTGGCACGCAGTATGGTGATAGTACAGGTGTTTTTATTCAAGGACTATTTCCTATTAGTACTTGGTTTCATTTAGCTATTACGTATAGCGGTACTGTAATTAAAGCTTTTGTTAATGGTATACACGTTGCTACAGGTAGTAGTACAGGCTCTTGGGTTGTAGGCAATAATTTTGATATAGGTGCTGTTAATGGTAATACTGCTTACTTTAATGGTTACATAAGTAATTTTAGAGTAACTAACCGTATACTATATACAACAAACTTTGCTCCGCCAACGTCCGCTTTAACAGCTATAGCTGATACTACCCTACTAACTCTAAGAAGCCCTACTTTACTAGACTTATCTCCTAATGCTTATACTGTAGCTGTTGCGGGAGGTTCTGTCAGCATGACGTCAGCTATAAAACCACCTTTTGGTATAACAGCATTTGGAGGTGGTAGAGGTGGTTCAGATCAAAGTAAGAATGGTTTATCTGGCGGTTCCGGTGGTGGTGCAGCATACTTATCCGGCTCTACAGGTGGCTTAGCTATACCGAACGAACAAGGTTATGCTGGCGGTGCAGGTGACTCTAATAATAACTTTGGCGGTGGTGGTGGTGGTGCTGGTGGTGCAGGCATTGGTGGTACAAATAGTACCGGTGTCGGAGGCATAGGCTTATCTTCTAGTATTACAGGTACTGCTACATACTATGCTGGTGGTGGAGGTGGCTGGACTAGAAATAATGCTAGTACTTTAGGTGGTGCCGGTGGTGGCGGTAACGGTTCTAGTGGTGGCACAAATACTGCTGGTGGCACAAATACTGGCGGCGGCGGAGGTGGCGGAGGTGGGTCTAGTAATGGTGCTGCTGGCGGATCAGGAGTTGTTATTATTAGAGTTCCAGCTGACGTAACAGTTTCAGCAACTACTGGTTCTCCAACTGTGACAACTCCAACAGGTTATCGTGTTTATAAATTTACCGGTAACGGCTCAATAACTTTCTAGGAATAAAATGGCACATTTCGCAAAATTAGACAAAAGCAACATTGTAATAGATGTTGCAGTTGTAAGTAATGAGGAGTTGCTAGATAATGGAGTTGAATCAGAAGAGAAAGGTATTGTATTCCTTACCATCTGGTCCAACGGCCATTATAGATGGCGACAAACATCTTATAACGGATCATTTCGTAAAAACTATGCAGGCATAGGTTATACATATGATGAAACTAGAGATGCATTTATTTCACCAAAACCGTTTCCTAGTTGGGTATTAGATGAGGATACTTGCCAATGGCAGGCACCTGTTGCTATGCCAGATGACGAAAGTATGTATTATCAGTGGAATGAAACAACACAAACCTGGGAGGTAGTATGGGTATAGCTCGTAATTTATCACAGCTAGCTGATAATATAACATCAAATGGTATTCTTAACAAAGAAGGCGGCGGTACGGGTACCGCAACCCCAGCTATTGTAGCAGGTACAAATATTACTGTTAGTGGCACATGGCCTAATCAAACTATTAGTTTTAGCGGCGTTAGAAGTGCCTCAACTACTAGTGATACTATTATTACTCCTTCAGCAGAACTTGGTGAGTTATACACAGTTACTAGCTTAGGCACAGCAACAAATATAGCACCACCTAGCGGTACGCCTATTCAAGGACAAAAACTTATAATACGCATTAAGGATAATGGTACTGCAAGAAGTTTAAACTGGACTACTGGTGTAGGGGCTTATCGTGTTATTGGCACAGTTTTGCCAACAGTAACTGTAGCAAATAAAACTGTGTATATAGGTTGTATATATAATGCAACAGATACAACTTGGGATGTTGTATCTGTTGCACAACAAGGGTAAAATATGCCACAAATTATTCTTAGTGGTTCCGGTACTTGGAACTTACCCTCAGACTGGAATGATGCAAATAACACTATTGAAATATATGGTGCTGGAGGCAACGGCGTTACGGGTCTTTCTACGAGGTCTGGTGGTGGCGGAGGCGGAGGTGGTTATGTAAAAGCAGCTAATGTACCTTTGCAAGCATCAGTTACTGCTGGCTACGTCACCAGTCAAACATATGGCAGCGGGTTTTTGTGGAACGGAGTAGTTTATTACGATTCTGAAACTGGCGACCCTGCTTATTCACAGCTAATAGCAGGTTTTTCTGGATCTAATGCATCTGGAATTACTGGAGGTACTGGAGGTACAAATGGCTCCATAGGAGGGTATGCTCAAATAGCTGGAGTTCTGTACACTACTATTCAGAACGCAGGAGCTGCCGGCGGCAACGGAAGAACTAGCAGCACAGCAGCAGGCGGCGGCGGCGGTGGAGCAGCAGGGCCTAATGGAGCTGGCGGAGCTGGCGGTGCAAACACAACTACTTTACCAACAACCGGTCGAGGTGGTGGAGGTGGAAATGGCGGCGGTGCGGGTTCTAGTACATCAGCTACTGGTGGAATTGCTGGTACTGGTGCAGGAGCTGGCGGTAGTGGCGGTGCTGCATCAACCTCCGGTAGTGCTGGCGGAACAGGAACTACGGTCTACTCGGGCGGTGGCGGTGGCGGTGCAGGTGACGGCACCGGAACTACTGTAGGCGGTAATGGTGGAAACTACGGCGGTGGCGGTGGCGGTGGTGCGTCTTCTGCAATCTCAACTGGTGGTCTTGGTTCCCCAAGCATTATTATTATTAACTATACTGTATACGCTCCAAATACCACATTTTTTCTTATGTTTTAATGTACCCACATACCCTAAACTTTTGAAATTGAATAAATTTCTTACAAACTCTTGTTTGCAGGGGCTGTAACCTACGTTACAGCCCCTGTAATTTTAAAAAGAATTCTAAAAATGATAACTTTTGAACAACTAAAAGAACTGCTACCCAACAACCCCAATGTTGAGCAATGGCATCAAGCCTTGACGCAGCTGTTACCAGAATACAACATAGACACCCCACAACGACAAGCAGCGTTTTTAGCACAGTGCGCGCACGAGTCAGGCCAGTTTCAGGCTATCCGTGAAAACTTAAACTACCGTGCAACAAGCCTGCAAAAAGTATTTCCCAAGTACTTTCCTACCGCCGAGCTTGCTGAAGCATACGCCAAGCAGCCTGAAAAGATTGCCAATCGCGTGTACGCTAACCGTATGGGCAATGGTGACGAGGATTCGGGAGATGGTTGGCGTTATTGCGGTCGTGGTTTAATTCAGCTAACAGGTCACGACAACTACTTGGCTTTTGCAGAGTCAGTTGGTTGCACACTAGAAGAAGCTATTGAGTACTTAAGTACCTTTGAAGGTGCTGTGCAGAGTGCCTGCTGGTTTTGGGAAACCAACAACCTTAATAGTTTAGCGGATTCAGGTGATATCAAAGCAATGACCAAACGTATTAACGGTGGATATTTGGGACTAGAAGATCGAATCAAACACTACGATCACGCACTGGAAGTACTATGTGGGCACTAGCATTTATCCCCGCATGGGCTTATTATGTTAGCCTTGTCATCGGCGTTGGCGCAAGCTTAGTAAATTCTCGTGTATTAAATCTTATCGGCATCGTACTTGTTGCCGTCAGCTGCTGGCACCTAGGTGGTGTTAACACAGAAGCAATCTGGCAAGCCCGTGTAGACAAGATGCAAGCACAAGTAGCTGAAATGGAAGCCA